CCCAATCTGACCAAATGACAACTCGTGTCAGATGGTGCGTTTCTCACACAAATGCATTCCTCTAACCTCAAACTTGAGGGAGCCGAAATGCAAAGTTGCGTATTCTATTGAAGATCCCGATGACTCTGTTCAATGGGAACAGATTCTTCGGGTTCTTTGTAGAGCTGTCCGGACAGGGTCACCTGAAAAGGAGACAATGTCCTGGACATATGATCATGAAACTCTCTGGAGTCCTCGTTTAGTGGACACCAGAGGTCACTCAGTAGATTTGTTTCGGTGTAGCAAGGAAACTTTCACTAGTTTACTTGCCACACGTACTTACTGGTACAAGCGTCTACCTTCCACGGGAAGGCTCAAGGTCAAGCGATTGAGCGAAACCCGTCAAGGAAGACATTTTCTCAGAGACATTTTGAACACCGTTGACGGAGTTCTAATGTCGATGATTTTCTCTTTTCCCGAGATGTTTCTGAAAGAAGGTTACGAACTTTCGGACAGAATCACCTCGTCGGTTATAATGAATTGCTTTCACAACTACTCCAGATTTCAAAAGAACCTGAAGAAGTTGCGTAAGACAGTGAAGAAGGCGATGTTGTCGAAAGAAACGGTCAACGTTTCTTACGACGACTATCGTGATATGTCATTTTTCGTGCGACCCATCCAATGCTTTAATGCGTTGGCTGGGAAGTCATCGAAGGAAAAAATGTTTAGGGTTGCTATGTTCTGCCAGACCAGGGCTACTGGTCTAGCAGGCAAAGAGCAAATGGAAGAATCCATTCAAGACTTCATTTCTGCGGCTACGCAGGAACGCAAGTTTGAACCCGATGATTTACTTATTCAGTGCATTGAAGAGGTTACTGACGAATTAGTCAGTGCCCCCTATCTCGGCACAAATCCAGAATTCAAAATCTCTATGAGCACTTCCGCATGTCGGGAGAGCTCAAGAGAAAATGAAGGAAAATTCGGATACCTGAAATCGCTTGTCCGCGATGCTGAAATCAGCATACCACCCTTGAAAGATGGTATTCCAGGTACACTTGGAAAGTGGTTGTGGCCCGAAGCAGCCGAAAAGCTGCTTCGCGGCGACGAATCTGTGATGGAGGTAAACATCGCAGCTGTCCGTGAAAACGGAAAGGCACGTGTAATTACCAGCGGTTCATTTTGGAAGGATGTGGCTCTACAACCGTTCAGCCACATCACACTCCATATGATAAAACAATTTGATAATCTACGCTCCGGACTCAAGGCTTCACGCCTTGGGTGGCGGTTCATAGAAAAGATCGTTCGTACGCCCAACGACCGAGGAAGAGTTAACTGGATATTTGACAAGAAACCAGTTTACCTTTACACATCGGATTGGGCAAAAGCAACCGATGCCCCTACTCCCCAGATGGGGTGGAGGGTCACAGGTACTTTACTCAGAAAGGCTGGACTCGACGAAGACTCCTTGGCAGTTGTCAAGAAGTATTGGTTGGGACCAAAGAAACTAATGCTAAGGGGTAAGCACGTGGGAACTCTGGTTAACGGAATTCCCATGGGCGACCCCCTGACGAAAACAAATTTGTCGCTCGCACACCCGATCTGTGATCGGTATGCGCGTTACAAAACCGGCGCCCTTTCTCATGAGGAAGGGAACGGAGACGACACTGCGGCGATATCTACGCATCCTGAATATGGGTTTTACCATCTTCAGGCTGCACAGATGCTTGGATATGAGGCAAGCCCCCAAGATGATGTTACTACAACAGATTGGGGGACTTACGCAGAAGAATGGTTCCATCTCCCAACTTCGAACATTAATAGCACGAAGTGGGGAAATCGGTTCAAAAATTCATTACTTCTAC